CTCGTTGCTGTGCAATATAATTCTGAGTCATTGCTTTTTTCTGCATTCCCCATTGATCTTGCTGCATCCCCCATTGGCGTTCTCCCTGAACAATGCCATATATATCGCTCAATACACCACCCGCGGTCTTTATTGCTGAAAGAGCTGTTGCATCTCCCCCCGTTCCTCCCGCTCCTTGTGGAATAATTTGCGGTTGCTGAACATCTGCGGGAGTTGCCTGTTGTGAGGGATAATAAAGCGCAGGTTTATAGGGATTGTTTTGATAATCATCCCAATTTTGAATTCCGTTTGCCATAAATTACTCCTATTCTGTTTCGATCAGCACTCCAGTTGCTTTATTGAAAGTTATTCTTTTCCCGCTTGTGACATCAACGCCGGTAATGTCTTTGTTCCAATTGAGATTGTAATCTACAACATAAATATTTCCGTCGTCTGCTTTTATCAGTTTTCCGGCGTTATCCGTTACCCATTTCATTTTTTCATTTAAATTTGTTCCTATCGCTGCATTAAAGGGTTGAGCGATTTTGTTATTCCCCATGGATTTTAATGTATCCCATCCATCAGATATTTGCTGTTTTTGTGCGGAGCTCATTGTTTTAATGTTGTCTATGTTTTTCCCGGGGTCGTAAGTATTAAGAGTTTTAATTGCTTTTGAAGCATAAACGTCCTTGTAATTCTGTAATCCAGGCGCCGTTCCAACCTGCTGCCCGTTTTCATCAAATATCGGGTGCGTTATTCCCATTGAACTCGCCACTTGGTTCAAAACATCAGCTACCTGTTCATCAGGCAAAGAGTCCAGGCTTTGCATCAATGCGTTAAAATTCATGCCTTTTTCAGAAAAAGCGTTCTGCATTGTTTGCATACTTGTCTGCCACGCCTGATTTTTGTCTGTCTCACTGGCTTGGAATCCTTGCGCCATGACCTGAGAACCGGTTTGCCAATCGCGTTGCTTTTGCGCTTCCGCACTCGAAAAATCTTGCCCGAGCATCTGAGATTGCAACTGAGTAGCGCGCTGTTTTTCAGCTTCCGTTCCTGTGAATTGTTGCCCGAGCATCTGAGACTGCAATGAAGCTTGTCTTGCTTTTTCAGCTTCGGCCTGTTGAAGTTGTTGGCTTGTCATTTGTCCCGCAACTTGTTGGCCTTGCGCCGTCCGCGCTTGTAACATCTGCTCCCTGGTTGCCGCCAAGCTGCGCTCAAGATCAGCGCGTTGCCTTGTCGCTTGATCCGCGGGGCCAATAATGCCCTGTGTAAGATACTGCCCGCTGTCTTTAAGACCTTGTCCAATAAGCTGATTTCTTACAGCTTGAGCAGATTGCATCTGCGCGACCTTCTGGGCGTCCCTTGCAATATTTGCCTGCGGATCAAATCCCGCCAAAGGCGCGTTCGGGTCTAACTGTTGCATCGTGGCGGCTTGTTGTGCTTGGAAAAGAGGCGTTCTGGTAATATCAAATTGCTTTGCCGGAGTTGCGGCGGGGTTCATTGTTGCTTGAGAACCAAATCCGGCGCCATTATTTGGAGAACCAAACGCTCCGGTTGCTGAAGTCTTGAATGCGCTCGACGGGGTGCTCGTTGCACCAAACGGAGAACTTCCCCCTACGTTGATCCCATACGGATCATTATCTTTGGGATTTCGAAAGCTCGGTGTTTTTAAAGATTCCATTTTTGCCTCACCATATTCTCAGGTTTATATCAGCGTGAGCAGCGGTGAATTGAACAACTATTTTATCTGCGGTCGCGCTTATAATAAAAACGTCGCAATCTTTGTTTTTCTTGATTATCTGGCACCCCACGAGAACACGACCAATTTTGTTCGGTAGAACTACGGATGTTACCGCAGCGCCGGTATCCGGTATGCGAATAACAGCGGCATCAAGGTCGCCGTCAATCTGCCATTTGGTAATAGCGTCTTTTATGTGTTTGATTGTCATAATTATTTTAGATAATACATAAAAGTAAATGGGCGATACCCTTTAGTTCCCCCGCCAGATTCCGTTGCCCAATAAGCAGCAGCTCCTTTTAATACCACATAACAATCGTTTCCTGTCGTAGCATAGAGCCCTTTGAAAAAATTTACTTTTCCATTGGAAGATATTACCGCGTTTGCAAGCTTCCAACCAATATCAACCGCAGTAATCGGTATAGATATAGAATCGCTTGGCCTAATTGCTGTTGGTATTAAAGAATCGGTTTTAAATATCGAACTATCCGATCCGGAACCTACCCCCATCACACCACTGAAATTGAGAATCACGTTTTTGTTAACAATGTTGTATTTCACCGTATCAAATTTATATGTTCCAAGTTGCGAAGCAGGATATCCAAGAACAAACTTCCCTCCCTGCGTATTTATCTGCCTTGTATAAATGCTGTCGGCGCTTATCTTTAATTTGATCGAAGCAGTATCGCCGGAGTTGATTATTCCTGTATGCAGACTATCGCTTTTTAATTTATAAATATAAGAAGCAAAGGAATTTACATTGGTAAGAAACAATGAATCTGCTTTCATTGCTCTTGTATAAATGCTGTCGGCGCTTATCTTCAGCTTAACCGCAGTATTGCCGGAGTTGATTATTCCTGTATGCAGACTATCGCTTTTTAAACAATTGAGAAAAAGCGAATCCGGCCTCAAAGAACGCACTCTTATGCTATCTGCGTTTAAAATAGTGTCGTCTATTCGCACTGCGTTTATATGATTCGCATATATAAGATTCCAAAGGGTGTCTATTGACGTTATCTTTGCATGTTCCGCAGTTATTGAATAAGAGTTGGAATAAATACTTTCAATAGTTGGTGCTGTCGCTATTCTTGCAAACGAAGAATCACAGGTTATTACTCCTGTTCCGTGGTGAGTGTATGAGGAATCGCAGGTTATAATTCCTGTTCCCTTGATCCTTGGGCTCCATATCGTCAACTTATTCGTAGTGTCTTTTTGCGCTATTGTTCTTGCAGATATAGAATCTATTATTGCCAGTCTTGTTATTTTCAAAGAATCCCCCAGCAATGTCCCGGAATACTTTATTGCTCTTGCTTTAAGAGTATCTACATAAATTGTATCAAACAATCCTTTCCGCATAATAAAAGGCTTCGTGGAATCTATTTTAGACGGATTGATTATTGCATTAGCCGAAATATTTATGTCTCCTATTTTCCCATTTATAACAGAAACAATACTGTCAACAGGGTCCCTCCACGCCCATGTATAAATTGTGTCTCCGGTATCAGACGCGGCAAATGTTTTATACCGCGGACTAAGCCTTACGGTATCTCCTCCGGAGGCAAAGGTTGTACTTACATTTAAACCTGATGCAACCACAAGAACAAACAACAACCATGCTTTTTTCATTTTTATACCCTCGATATAGTTCTGTAAAGTAGTTCAAATGCTGATATTTTAAAATAAATATCTCGACTCGATTTCTCAAAATAAAGTCCCAAGCACTCCCCCGCTTTTGATGTGCTGAATTTCGTTTCAATGTGTTTTTGAACTTGCGTGGTCGCCGCGTGTCCAGTAACCGCGTGACCAGTAACCGCAACTGTCCCTACATTGATGATCGGGGTTCCATCGGGGCCATGAGACGCCCAATTGTCTATGAAATAAGGCGTTATTTTCATCGTCCCATTCTGTTCCCCTTTTACTCGAACGCTTATCGGTTGACTTCGAGTATAAAGTCCTTCTGTGAAATACTTGGTTTGAAATTTGGCGACTATTTCAGTTGTACTCGCGTCGGGGTTCATGTCAAAAGGTTGCAATAAAGAAAGTCCAAACATTCTTACTGAATTGTTGTCAAAAATGTAAATGTTTCCGTCTCTGGTTTGCAGTATGTATTGCGCGTTAACATTCCACCGCCAACAATCGCATGTTGCAAAAGCTCTTTCTTCACCGCCCTTTAAGCTCGCAATTGTATCTAAATCAAAAACGATTATTTGATGATTGTAAAGCCTGGTCAAATCTTTGCGACAACATAAGGCGTAATAATGGCCATATATTAAAGACGCACTTGCTGTTTCACATCCAACCAGAGAGGACATCATCACGGGAATTGTTTTTGTTGAAATATCTACAAGACCCCCTTTATAATACATCACCTCTTTGTCTTTCGTAAGCCATGCAAGCCCTCCATCGTATTCAACAATCGTGTCCTGCTGAACGCAGCCCTTATAGTGGGAAAGCGTTACCATCGGCTGGTTAGGATCGGCGCCGGGAAGTATATGACACGAATCAATCTGAAAAATAAGAAGATCATCCCGGCCGGTTGTTTCGTTATAAAGCCGTTTTAATCCAGTTCCTGCGCCTCCGCTTGGAAGCTCTTTGAAAGAAACTTCTTGCTCGTATTCAAGATAACTCTCTGTATATGCCTGTTCGCTCCATCGAAGTATGTTTCCATCAAGAAAAAATTGAATTTCATTTGCGCCTTCTGCTATTCCAGCATGGGCTGGAACGCCATGAGTAATCTCAAGAACGTCTCCGAGTTCGGCGTCGGTAACGGTATCTGAAAAGGTTGTATCGGAATTGTTGTCGGGAATCTGTCCGGCGTATTGATAGACAGCACCGCCGGCGGTCGTTCGATAAACATTTCTGGCATTTACCCTTTCATCGTCTGAGGCTGAACATTTTATAGAAACGGTTGCGCTTGAAAGATTTTTTTGAGCGGCTGGAGACGGATTGCTTTCCCACAACAAATCCCCGTTGCTATCATTGATAACGAATGTGTATTTATATGCGTAATCGCCCGTAATTGTTCCGCCGCCAGAATCAATTATTTGCGGTTCCTGATCAATATCCGGAGGGTCTATTCCAACTCTGTCAGGTATCGTTCGAGTGATCTTTCGCTGAATTGTTGGCCCGTTATATCTGCATCGTCCGCGATGTGTGAAGAAATGCACGCGCTCGTCTGCAATGCCGTCATCAACAACCGCAGCGACATTGTTGTTTACTTCAGAAACCGTGTTTCCTATTTTAACAAGTAAATGGGTTGTGTCGTCGGGGTCTATGTATTCATGAACACCATCGAAAGAAACCGGGTCTGGCGGTACAAGGATTTTTATATCCTCAAGTAAAACGTCCCAATGTTCACCTAATAATTTACCTATCATGAAAAAGAAATTAGCCGGATTGACGATAAAAGTATAATATAATTTATCAGTTTTTTTAACTTCGTCAAACCATGTCGTGTTATATCCTTTTTCATACAACCATTTTATATGATGCCAGCTTTTATCGACAACCTGATACCCAATATTCCCGGTAATAGGCAATGATCCTATGGGTATAAATTGTTTCGGTGACATATAGGCATTTGCCATATACAACAGAAGATTGGTGCCGTCTTTTATTAAAAGAACACCCCACGAAGACGTTGATGACATACCAGTAGGCAAATTAGAACTTCTTGATATTAAATATTCTTGCCAATACGCTGATGTATCATTAATTTCGTTGAATTTTACCCAAAAATCAAGAGCAAAACACGAATTCAAGGGATCACCGTCGAATAGTGGACAATTGGTAACTATCAAATTAGGAGGATAAAGATAACCAATTGGCAGAACTCTCTTACACCTAAAAGCATACCCGTTTCTGCCCACATCGTAGGCTGGAACAGGCGGATCGCCTTGCCAAACAGCGTCGACTTTTGATATTTGTTCGAAAGGATTATTGTCGCCCGGCCACCATAAAAGAGTTTTATCTGTTCCGCCAAAGCCCGGACCGGTCAAGCTTTTGCCAGGTCTTTTTACGAGATAACCCTGTGAATCAATATGTATGTCTTCGCCAATAATTTTTTTCTGCTTGGGGATAGCAATAGGGTCGCCGTATTCCTGAACGCCGCCATTCAACATAATGAGACCGGTAGATTTTATTTTGGTTTCGCTCATTATAGATCATCCGAGCCCATGTTGTTGGTTATATTAACTTGTTGATTTTCAATATTGTTGTAATCGTCAACAACTTTTCCTTGCCTGTCTTGAAATGAAATGGTGTTATTCATCATCCCCTGCGTGCGATTGCGGTATTGCCGTCTTTCTTGACATAGCTTGTCCGCAAGATTCATTTCGTCTTTCCATGACGGGTCGCGAGCCTGTTTTGCGGCGTGGGCTACGATATATTGCCAGATAATATCTTCGTAACCCTCATCAAGAGAAAGAAGTATTGCAGAAAGATTCGTGCGGGTTTTATTAGGTGTTCCATAAAGAGTAACAGGAAGCGTCGGCGTAGCGTTAAACCAATATTTACGGCGCAATAAATCAACAGAATATGTTAGCTTGTTGTTGTTGCAGTCATATATTTCAACGATCTTTTCGATCGCATCTGGAAAGTCATATTCGGTTGTTGACATTTTTTATCCTTCATCAAACATTTACAGTATAATTTCCACCTGCCATTTGGTAATAGCGTCTTTTATGTGTTTGATTGTCATAATTATTTTAGATAATATATAAAAGTAAATGGGCGATACCATTTTTCGTTACTGTAGAGCTGTTTCCAAGAGAATCGGTAATAGTTAATGTTACGGTATAACTTGAATCAGGAATAAGCAAACTCCGTAAAGGATACGGGTCATCACTTGTAATTCCTCCCCCGAAATCCCAATGCCAGGCTACAAGAGAACCATCTACAACGATGGAAGGGCTTGGATCAAAATAAGCATCTACCTTGGTCGGGTCTACGTAATTAGAATATACATATACCGCAAAATCAGCTACCGGCAGAGTATTTCTGATATCCGTAGGCTCGTATTTGTTGACAAATTGGCGAACCGCATCCGCTATGATGGAAGTTTTTACTGTGTCTTCGAAACTGCCGAGCATTGAAAGCTCAGAATCCATCCGAGCTTTCAATGCGGCAAGTGTTACCGGATTAGAATAGGGCATTGTTAATCCTCGTCGATCGGTGCTTTTTCCTTCGGCTTTGACACTTCTTTAACGCCCTTTTTATTGAGCGCGGTGATCTCGTACGCTTTGTTCGTGGCGTAGACAACACCTTTTTTTAACACGAGAAAATGATGCTTTTCATGCTTTTTGGTTTCGCTATCGTAACCCGTCGGAATGATAAGCGTAAAGTTCTCGTTCGGCTTGAAATATCTTGTGCCGTCAGTCTGCGGAGTTATCGCAGCCGATTTCTTCTCTTCTGCCATTGTCAACCTCCTTGGTTTGAAATGAGTCCCGCGGGATTTATCCCGCGGGATTTGTTGTTTGTTCGTCACGGTCTGATCTGGTACGAAAAGTTTTCACGGAAAAGAATATCGAGAACCCCGACAACATAGCCCGCATTTTGGCCGAATTTATTTAACCTAAAAACTATCGATTTTCCGCTTTTGCTGGTAAGATCGACATAGGTATTTACGGCGGTATTAAGGGTGCATATCGGAGTCCAAGACACAACCGTGTCTTTCAGCGTCAATCCAGGTACAAGCTGATAATCAATACTGAAGTTCGGCGCTGTTCCGGCCGCGGGATCTCCAATGACCTGAAAACCTTTGAACATTCCCGTTGAATTGCTGCTCGAAAGCGGATACGGACCGTAAGTTGCAATATCCGTTGTGGCAAACGTATCAATGGAATGTGCCGCACCATTTCCCGGTGAGTGCAGTTTAACAACCTGCACATCATTCGGGCTATGGTTCATCGCACCAGCCCCGACAGATGAATTTCCCCTGTCGTAATGGGCTGCCATGGAAAAGGTAAACAGCGCCAAAATGCAAAGCGCTATGATCTTTGTGTTTCTCATACTGAAATCTCCTTGTTTGTGTTTCATGTTTCTGTTTGGTTAAGGTTTAACTGCGTTTTCAGCCGATATTCTTGATGATGCTGTGAAAAGCTATCATCTTGAGCATCATGCCTGCCTCGGTCACGAACTGCCCTTCTCTGGTGTCGTCACCCGGGGTTTCGATTCCCTCTTCCATGTACCAGTCGCGAAGAGGACGCCATACCACGTTTTTCAGATCAAGCACTACGCCGTATCCGGTCTGCGAAGCAGGCAGGAAGTTTGAAAAAGCTCCGCAAAGAACAATCTGAAGCGTTCCAAACGGGCTTTTGAGTTCCTGGATGTCGATACCGAAGGCGGTTTCGCGCTGGGTGATCCACGCTTTGCCCGCTGGCCAACCGCAAATCAAGGCTTGCAGTTTTGCATCAGCGAACAGGGTTTTCAGTTTCGGGCCGTACTGAAAAATCTGCGGCATTAAAATCTGAAAAAACATCTGCTCGGTGAGTGCCCCGTTGCAGTCAAAAACGCGCGTCGGATCGCTGGAAATCGTCGGGATAAGGCCGGTCATAAAAAGAACCGCGTTACTGTTTGCGTCGGTCGAAGAACCGCCGCCGCAGAACCACGCTGCATTTTCGCAGTCGAGTTTCAGGTTATAGGCGGCCTGCGTCATTTCCTCGTCCCAGTCCTTCGGTGAAGTCAAGGTTTCAACCTTTTCCATCGTTTTACTGATACCGAATGACCTTTTGAGAATCTGAGTCGTCTGCGTTCGAGCTGCGGCAAGCTGGGAAGTGATAGTACGCTTTGAACCACCTTCTCTGCACGCATAGGAGTGAATATAAATGGTTTCTCCGCCAACAAGCGCGACCGCCGTGGTTCCGGCAATACCACGCCGTACTGTCAAAGAATCGGAGCTTGCTTTTGCATTTACAAGCATTTGTTCACCGGTTTCTTTGATGTAAAGAATATCCCCGACCGTAACATTATATGCGTCGGTTGTGCCGTCTTGCGTTGCACCACCGGTTACGTTCGAAATATTAAGCGTTGTTGCACCGACCACATGCACGCCATATACCCAGAGCGTCCTTGCCAGCGGGTTTTTCTCGATGACCTCGAAGGTAACTTCAGTCGTTTTATCCTTGCCGATTTTGCCTTCAACCGTTTTCGGCTTTGCGCCGCCGTCTTCATAGCGATAACCGCCGAGAAGCGTCATAAGAGGCGCGTCGGTAGGTTCGCCAAGGTGCATGATATCCGGAGCTACGTCACGCGCCAACTTGGTTTCGGTTGATGCGTTCGCATTGGTTCTCGGAGAAGTTGCTATTGTCATATTTTTTCCTTTGTTTTAAGTTTTTGGTTAAAGCCTTACGCCTCTTCCCTGTGAATTTCTCCACGCGGAAGGTTTTTGATCGTTTTCGGGCGGTAATTCCGTTTCTCCGCCGCCCGTGCCGGAGGGCAGTGTTGCTTGGCCCTGTTTTGCAAGGGCTTTTTTATAATTCTCGACCACTTCCTTGTCGTGCGCATCCATTTTCCCCACTGTGTTCATAGCATGAGCGGCCTTGACAAAGAAATCTACCCATTTCTTGTCCGAAAGTATAAATGTTCGGGGAATTGTGTAGTGATCTTCAAGGTGCCGCAAAAAATCTTCGATTCCCGTATTCTTGAAATGCGCTTCAAGATCGGGAAGGTTTTTCCTTGCTTCCGCTATGTTTTTAACGGTGAAGTTTTCGGCGTCTCGCAAATCGTTTTGGTATTGAATCTTTTGCCCCTCTTCTTTCAGTCTTTGCGCTGCCTGAGTTTGTTGCCATGCCACATTCTCTTCAAATGCTTTTTGACGACCCTTCACGTACTGGGACTCATAATAATGCGCTGCGGCAGGATCTTTCTGCCATAGCTCATCTATGCTTTGAACGCCGCGCGCTGCAAGTTGAGCTTGCATCATGTAGTTGAAGGAATCTTCATAAACATCAATTGGAGACTGTATTTTCGGCGGCTTTTCCCCTTGTGCCGGCGGTAAAATTGATTGGGCTTCTTTCAATGCCGCGGCAGTTTTTTCCGCTTGCGCTTTTTTGGTGAATTCTCTCTGCATATTTGAATAGTTGTTGAGCAACTTATTTAAAGATGTAGGATCGTTCACTATTTTCGAGGGATCAAACCCTTGCGCTTTGAGCATTTCAGCATATTGCTCGTCTATCCCCTGTGGCTTTTCTTCGGGGGGCTTTTGGCCTTGTCCCTCTTTTTTGCCTTCGGGTGTTGTCTTTCCATCTCCTGCTTGTCCAACCTTATCTTCGGGCTTGTCCGGTTTTGCCGGGGCATCTGATCCAGGATTTTGGGGCATGGATTTGGTAAGATCAACGCTGTTGGAACTTGGACGTATAATACCAATGCGCTCGCTTGCGCTCGATTCCGGTGTTGGCGTATTTTCCGATGATGCTGAAACAGGAGCCTCCGCTACTGCTGATCCGCTTTGTTCTTCGGACATATTGCCTCTTTCCTTTTTTGTGTGTTGAAAAACCTCAATTTATTACGTATTAACTTGTTGCTTTTTCTTTTCATTTCTCTATTTACTCCGTTTCCGACAATACCTCTTGTGCTTTTCATGCGCGCCAGATATTCTTCTTGTGTTTCTCCGGCGCATCTTTTGTTTATGTCGAAAACCATTTCTTCGCATCTCCCTGATTCTACATCTCTTTTGTAGTTTTCAAAGTACCGCATCGCATCAAGACTATCTCTTGCAGTACACATAAAAACAAGTTTTTCTCCTTGATCAAATCGGTAAAAAAATTTTATAGCCATTATCTCACCGCTATCGCGCATCCCCCGCGATAAGGGAAATTTATATCAATTCGATGTTGCTTTTTTTCTTTGAAAAACCACCCGAATATTTTTAAAACATAGCGATAAAGCTCCGCTTTTACTTTTTCGTCTGGATCATTTGCGCCATACCTGTCTATTTTTCTTTCAAATGATCCCATTTTCAGGCGTCCGAAATATTCATGAGTAATAGGTTCGAGTTCTCCTGTGCTATTGTTTTTTGCAAGCCAAGTTTCGTGCATAAGCTGAAATGTTATGCCTTTCTCGCGTTTATCTATCTTTCGAATGTATTTTTCTACCTTTTTCTTGCACTCAGCAATTTTTATCTCTTCTCCCTCGGTTTTTTCAGGAAACAACTTCAACGGCTCCTCCATGAGGAGAATCTGCTTGATGTTTTCAACAAGATTATCGAACTCCATGATTTTCTGTTGCAAGAGTTCGATATAAAACTTGGTGTCATTCTGGTTTATTGAGATCATCCAGCAACCTTTCTCCTTCAATTTGCCTCTTTGCGCGTTCTGGGGCTGTTAAAAGCGCCTTCATAATACGAATACACTTTTGTATGCCTGCAAGTTCATCGGTGGTTTTTGCCTCATCAGCGATCGTTCTCATGCCTTTTAATGCCTCGAATGTTTCTGAAATAAAAACACTGTTTGTTGTCATCGTCTTTACTGCTTTTAAATATTCTTCGTCTTGCCATTTTTCCCGATGGGTTCTCGTGTCGGTCATTGTAATCGGCACTAAAATTTCTTTTTCTCTTTTAAGCCAATGCAATAGCGCCTCCTGCTCCATTTGGAGAAGGTTGTGCTGATGCTGCGGCTTGTCTCATCTGTTGTTCATGGCCTTTAATGTTTGTCTGATTTGCTTCCCCGGCTGCGGCGGCCTGTTGTATTTCCTGTTGAGAAGGGGGTTGTGGTGATCCTCCGGCCTGTTGCGGCATTCCAGGTATTTGCGGCGCCATCGTGGGATCTTTTACCATGTCTGCAGCTCCGGGAACTCCTGATAGTTCAAACATTTTTTTGAGTAATAACGCCATTCCTCCAACGTCGATAACTCCGGCCTGAAAATATTGAGAAGCGATTTGCAATGATTGTTGAATTCTTCCAACAAGTGCGTCCGGAGGTTGCCGGTTCACTTCGAGTTCATAATCGGGTCCACCAAGTTCAAACGGAAAATAACTGTATTGGTCTCCGCCGATATCCCCTGTTTGAGGTTCCGCACTAAAATTAATGCGGTTTTCTAATTTCTGATGTAGTCCGTCCTGCAGACCGTTGTCGATGGGGCCGCGAAGTAGTCCAACCCAAGCATCTTCTCTGCTTGCCTGGAAGCCTATTCCTGTCGCAGTTTTATTCAGTTGTTCGTTTTCCCCGAGTCCTTTCAGGTTGCTTGCCGGTTGAATCTGCGCGGTGTATTTGTCCATGTAATTCACCATATCTTGAAATCCGGGGATGCCTGTTTGATCTTTGCGAACCGGTCGGACAAGTCCGTTAGGGTTCTGTGAATAAACTTCTGCCGTATCAGCGAGGGCGAAGCCAAAAGATTGACCTTCGATCAATGATTTTAATCCGCCAAGAATGTTTCCATCGTAGGCTTCATACATCACCCGCATGGAAGCCCTAACATAGTCCATGTATTGATTCATGAAATCATTGTTGAACTGCCATACTGGATAAAGCATAGCGCAAGGGTCAATACTGTACGGTGATTCCGCGTCTGGATAAGGGCATATTTTCCAATGATTTTTAAATCCGAAAGGGCTTTTATTACATCGGATTAATGCTTGATATTGAGGAAGTAGTAAAGCATGATAAAGCTGGTTATCGTCAAGATTACCTCTGAAATTCAGGTCTCCCGAATATTCAAGACATATTAAGCTGTTATTAGTTTTTTCGTTTTTGTCCCAATATTGATCGTAATAATAATCAAGAATCGTGGTTTCAGGGAGTTGTGGCGCGCCGCCGGCTTCAACACGTTCGATCACTTTGTTCAAATCTTCTTGATTGTAGTTTTTGTTGTTGCGCATTTTGTAAAGATCGACTGTTTTCAATAAAAATCTTACTGCGCTCCATCGTGAATCTCGCAATTCGTGAACCGTAGGCTCCTGCGCGAAGTTCAGAGGGTGTATAATTTCGGAAACGGTGCTTTCGGTTCTCATTACCTGTTGGTTTTCGATTTGTCGGCTCATTCCAAAAACATCATTTTGAATACTTTTCACCATTTTTATTTTCGTATTTGCGGAGAAATATTCCCTTGCAACGCCGATTCCGCAGATTTCCATAAACCATCTCATTCTGTCGAATTTCTGCATGAACCGGCTTGTATTTATGTCTCGGTTGATATCAAAATTTGCAAGCCGCAATTTTTCATCCGCTTCGAGGGAATGTAACGATCCTGGTTGAAGCTGAACAGTTACGAACGGAGTTCCTGAATAGCTTTTTGCAAATTGAGCCTCAAGCATTTTTACACCAAGAAAATACGTTGCAAACGTCAATTTGCTTCGCCACTTCGGAGTATTTGCATCAGGGCGCATATAATAAGCATCGCGCCGCTTTTCATAACGCTTCCATAGATTCGTATAGAGACTGCTCATCCAAAAATCATCAGAGCGGCCTTTAATATAATTATAGGCTTTTTTCTGTTGATCTTTGTCGTTCGGATTATACATATTTTTCCTTAAAACTTGACAAGCATGGCTTTCCAAGTGCCGCTTGCTGGGTCAACAGGAGAAGCAGTGTAGTTTGATATTCGTATTCTTATAGAATCCGTGGCTGGAATCCATGCCCTGCACGTGAGTCCCGATTCAAACCCGGCCGGAGGATTTACTAAAACCATAGAGGTTGCAGTTGCTCCGGCAAAGCTGAAGGTGCTGTCGAAGTCTCCGGGGCCTCCAATTGAGGGCGGGTTATAAGTTATCGTTGTATATAGGAGCCCTTTCCAAACCGTGCCTCCGGCAACTTTAGCCGAATCAAATGTAATTTTATTTCCGCTTATCGCGGTCAATCCGTTTATATTCGCATGTGCGGCAACAATCCCTTTTGTAGAATAAAGGGAATCTACGGTTACTGCTGAAGATAGGTTGCCGGTAGTTGCATATAAGGGGCCGCCACTTTTAATGCCCTTGGTCGAATACAACGAGTCTACGCTTGTGGTGCTTACAACCTTCAGGGTGCTTGCGCACGTTAGGGCTGTTCCTATGGAATCGGTATTTATTAAGCCATCAACCGTGAAATTCCCCTTATCAACGCAGTTCCCCTTTATTGTGTCAACATCAAGCATCCCGGTAATTGTGAATTGCGCGATTTTGTTTGTGTCCACCGCTATGGCCCCGGGGAAATAAACCGTATTCGTTTTAATCGTGTCTACCCATGCTCGACTTAATTTTGCCACGATTTTATACACGGAATCCGAAGACACTCCGGTATAAAGATACAGGGAATCAAGGTCTCTGATTACATTGTTGTACATCGCCGGATATGTATAAGCGTAGAACGATTGCATTATATCCGATCTCCCTAAATCCATGGTCGCGGTGATATACGGGGCTTGTCTTGTGTTGGCTGCTCCTGCGCTGATTGCCATTGTCAAAATTGTCCCGACGATAAGAATGGACACTATGGTTATAACGCCGCTCCATACCAGTTTCATAACTTTACCTCTTTCCATTGAAGAAATATTTTGTATTCTTTTTCGTTCTGGTTCCATACCATTTCATAAAGAGAAAGCATTTTATTCCCCTGCATTCCGTAATATAAACTTGCGCAAGTTTTCGGGCTTTCCGAATAATCACAAAAGCAAAATTCCCTATAAGGATACAATCTTGCATAGGTGCAAAAAACGAATGCAAAAATCACAATTATTGTTTTCATAATCTTACTCCTGCGCCGGATTCGCTCGCGTATCTTGCTTTCATGCTTGCCAGTGCTTTTGTCTTGCTTCTGCTTGAACCGACAACTTGCCCCGTGCTTTTGCGCACTATTTTCCAAGGCTTAGAGCCGGTACCTTTTTTTACTATCCACGGCATTTTTCCCCGCTCCTTTTGTGCTATCGTAGTTCAAGGAAGTTTTTTTTGAACAATAAGCGTTATCAGGGTCGTATTTTATCGCTTTTCTTGTGCAATTACACAAAAACGAAAGGATCAATACATAAATTGCTAAAGCAACCAAGGCCGCAGGGAGTAATAAGCACGAATATTCTTTCCAATTTATTTTCATCTTACATCCTTGCGTGATAAATCTTAAACATTGACTTATGCTGATCTTCTTTTCCGTCGGTAACTTCCAGGTCAACGCTCGATCTGATTTTATTTTCGTTTTTCGTTTTTTCTTTTTCCCCAACCGCGGTCGGCAGTCCATATTCTTTGTGCTGGCGAACTTCTTTAACTTTGCATTTTACTGTTATTGTCAGTGTATCTCCGACGTTGATTTCCTTCACATCTTTGCCGATGTATTTTTTGATGTCTTCGTTATGAAAACAGATAGTTGTCGTTTCCATATCAATTTGCCGTCCTTACTACGTTTCCGCGTAGCCCATAAACTCTTATTTTATACATTACTCCGGACCCTGCTTTTCTATTCGTTGCGCATCCGGTCAGTTTCAAAGCAAACGCCGGAGAAAAATCAAACGCCAATGAAGTGTAGGCATAACCACGGTAAAAATTGTGAACATTATTTGCAGCAATTATGCTGTCTCCAGGATAAAATCCGCCGGCGCCGCCGTAAATGTTTTGAGTTATCTTGTTTCTCGTATATGTAGCGGCGGTGTCCATTTGGTGAATATCGAGACTATCCCATAGATTGAATACGCTGCTTCCATATTTCGTTGTTGAGTCCGGATTTGCTCTTGAGTTGAGAACAATGAATCGGTCAATGCCCCCCGCGGTAGTAAACGGAAAGACCTGTAAAGCGGACACTCTCACGCAAGCGCTATCACCAGAAAAGTTGGTTTTACTTGAATCGTCTCTTACCTCGATGGTTACGGCTTTATTTGAAAAATTATCCTGCCAGATGGCTTTTGAAATGTAAGTTCCGGTGCCCGACACTCTTATTGAGTCTTCGAAGATCATAAAGCTGTTCATCGGGTTTGGCCTTACGTTTATTCCTTGGTTGGCTTGTCCATAAGCCATTGCCGCCATTGCCGCCATTGTCAGTAATCCTTTTTTCATACTTTCCCCTTTCAATTTAAGCCCGTTTCGCATAGTCTTCCTCTCGCTTCCATTTCGTTTAATATTTTTGTCAGATCCGAAACATTTTTGACGGATCGTTTTTTTTCACTTTCGGAGCTCACCAGGTTTCCTCTTATTCCAACCAGCCCGTACCTACATTCGTCCGACCAGTGGTCTATTTCGCATTTTTCCACGTCATCCGGCCTGTTGGGGTCGCTTTGCATATCAACCACGGTATTAACGAAATCGTCATTGTATTCTTCCCAATATTTCATTTTTGCAGTTTCAGTCCTTTGATCTATACTGAAATAATCCAGCATTATACGCCATCCATTTACTCTTGATTTGTTCGCTGGAATCCATATTACTCCGTATCGGTCAAACTCTCTTTTGAAATAATCAATAGCCGCCCAATCGTTTTCGCTACCCGCCTTCACGTCCATTGAATTATCGTACCATACTTTTTTTGGATACATCCCAGATGTAATCGGGAAAGAACCGATGTAATCACGGAGAATCGCCGCCTGTTCCGATGGGGTTATCATACCCCGGCTTGTGTGCGTAAAGCACCTGTGAGGAACATTCTTTTCGTCCAAAAACCAATATCCAAAGCTGCTAATCCCGTTCTGCCCACATCCAAAATCAAGACTTCCAAAAACTCTTTCTTGATGATATTTCGGTTCGAGCCTAAAACTTTTTTCTCTCAAATGATCCCCAAAATTACTGAAAAACTGCCCCTTGAAAGCCCCCCAATCCCCTTCCCGCCAAGCCTTTCCTAAAGCACCCCCCAAGCCTTCCAACCAAGCTATATATCCGGGATCACTTTTTATCAGCGTCGGGTTATCCTTGTAACTCGAAGGTATAAAAATTCTACTGCTCTTAGTTATCGGGTCAACATACGCCTGATTTCTGCACTTATCCACAAAATACGCCTTAACCCAAGCATGACCAACCCCCCCTGGATTCGCATTCCCCATAAACTGCGGCTTTAACTCAGGAATACTGGTACGCAACGACCCAAGAAGCATATCATACTCCTCCCGGTTTCTTATCGTCTGCGTCATCTCTTCACATAACATCTTATGAAACTCCTGCCCTATATACTTACTCAGCGTTTCCTTATCCTTCCAATGCCCTATTACAGTCACACCCCCGGCCTTCCAGTATATCTTCTTCGGCGTCCCGCTTATCGTTGCTAAACCATCGTAAAACCGCCCCGCCCGAAATACCCACTGCTGCAAATCCTCATAATCCTTCCTTATTACCAAACTACTAAACCGCGAATTCCCTATATACTCCGGCTCCGCCAACCACGCCAACCCCGCTTCCGTCTTCCCCCCACCCCGACAACCCCCATAAAATATCTCCCGTTCACTCCTTCTCAACACCTCAGTCTGAGGACCCGCATGCGGAGACCAATCTTTTCCCACTATTCCCCCCTGTAAAGAACAAATTTAAGGGCAAAAGAAATAAGAGGGGTAGTACCATTATCAGCCCCCCCAGGCCTATATTTCGGTACGGGGGTAGTGGGGTGTCCGTCATTCCTCTGCCACTTGTTTACATAATGTCTATTATGCGACATCGCCGTATTCCTTATATGTCATTGTCACTGCTTGCCTTGCGTATCATTCGCGCTTGTCAACACCGCTGCGCCCTCCGCGCTCTTGTCTGGGATGCGTATTACCCTGGTGGTGAGGTTTCCAGAGTGTTGCAGGCTCAGGCTGTCGCCGTATTTGCGATTTAAAAGCTTTGCCAACAACCACTTGCGCGCGTCGATGCGTACCTGTTTATCCCGCGGATCCATCCGGCGGTCAGCTATATCCGTGATCTCGTCGGCGAGGCGCTCCAGCCTAGTATTGACCGCGCGGGCGTAGGATAATTTCTCGGGCTCACTTGCCGAATCTGTCAGGTAATCGTAGACCTGATTCGAACCGCAGTGCTCTGCAGTGCAGGCGTTGATCACGGTTGCGCCGGCTGAAATGGATTTGCAGATACGGGCGAATCGTTCGGCGTTCATTGGTATTCCGTTCGGCATAGTTGGTGATTTTTACCGATGCAGGTAAAAAGTCCTTTCAGTAGTAATAATAACAGATGTCGGGAAGAAAGTCAAGAATTTTTTTTATTTTTTTTAATTGGCGATTTTCGCCGGGAAATAGGCGTAGTCCGCCCCTACCCCAAAAGCGGCACATTGTCCCCGGCCAGGCTCTCGCACCTATCGGCAGCAGGACGGCCTGCTGCATTGCTCCGGTTAGTGTTGCAGCCACGTCTACGCGCCCTACGGTCAGGCGTCGACTGCGTGCGGGCAGGGACCGGCTATCCGGTAGTGTCCGCGCACCATGCCCCTACGGACGGTTCAATAATACTATGGGCGCCGCGGCAAGTCAAGTTTTTTTTACCTCCGATTCGGTGATCCGGCCCTGAGTCACGGAATTGGAGGTATTTACAAACTGTATTTTTCATAGGGAAAATCATGAAATTAACAAACGGTAGAAAAAATAGTTAAAAATAGTTGCCCCACTAAATCGCAGGTGGTGTATATTAAGGGGGAGGAAAAACCTCTCACCGAACTCGGCGGACTCCGAGGGCGACCGGAAAAACCGGCACACAACAGGAGGACAGAATGAGTGGACAGTACCAGATGACCAGCGGATACGTCGGATCGATGGGGATGAGCTGGAAACCGGTTGACGACGCTACGGCCAATGCAGCCCTCGACCAGGCGGCGGCGTTTGAAAAAATCGACCGTGCCGAA